GTCTGGCCGAGCGACTCGGCGGCGGTGAGCGTGAACTTGGTGGCCTTCTGGCGGATGAACGTCTGATCGTCGATGAACTTGATCAGGCCCGAGACCCACTGCGTGGGGGCGACGGTGAAGCCGCCATCGGGGCCGGAGCCGACGGAGAGGTCGCGGCGCTCGGCATCGTTGAGGACATGGAGGCCGCCGCGCAGGAACTTGCCGAACGCGGCTTGCTGACGCTTCGCGAGTTCGACGTCGGCGCCGGAGGCGTTTTCGCGGACATCGCGGGTCGGCTCGTTGGAGAGATCGCGACCTTCGATCTGCGACAGCTCTTTTTCGAGAGCGAGCTGGCGCTCGAGGCGGTCGACCTCGGCTTTGAGGTCGTTCGCTTCCTTGATGAACTTGTCCCACTTCTGCGCCTCGTCGGCGTTGAGCGTGGTGCGGTTTTCTTTTTCCGCCGCTTCGTAGACGGAGCGGGCGTCGGCAACGGCCTTCGCGCGCTGCTGACGGAGTTTGTTGATGAGAGCTTGGAGGCCCATGGTGGTGAGGTGTTGAGAACGGATGCGGTTGGAGTGGCGGCGCGGGGCGCCGGCTGCTTCCGCGGGTGCTCAACGAGGCGATTCGACGGAATCGCGGCGGTGATCGGGCTGAGGCTCCGCTTGGCTGCGCGATAAGAGCACGAGAAGCCGGGGGCGAGATCAACAGGGAGAAGGCGGACAAAGGCGGAAGTTGGCGACAGAAGGCGACAGGCCACGTGAGCGCGGTGAAAAAGCGGAGAGACGGGCCCGGCGCGTGGGAGGGGTTTTCATTCTTTGGCGTTCGGGTTTCTGAGCAGCCGCCAGATTTTCAGGCAGGTGAGAATAAAGAGCGCGGTGGACCCGAGCGCGCCGATGACCATGGCGTAAAGGGGGACCCAGCCATCCAACCACGCCTTCACGCCGGCGGCGTTGTATCCACCCCACAATGACAGACTGGAGAACGTGGCGCCGGCCTTGATCGTCTTGTCGGTGACGATCGCAGTCCAGATGAGTTTGAGGGTGGCGCCGGCGTTCATTGGGAAAATCTGAAACGCTGAAATCAGGTGGGCGACGGAGAGAGGCGGTTGATGCGGGGGGCTTTCTTGCGAACGAGTGCCTTGTGCGCGGTGTCCATTTTGCGGGAGAGCGTGACGGCGAGGTCTTCGCCGGCACGGGGATGGGCGTCGGCGAACTCTTTAATCGCGGAGGTGGACGAGCGGAAGAAGCCCCAGAGGATGGGCAGCGCGCGGAGGATGACGTAGCCGACGGGCGGGACCGCGATGCAGAGGGCCACGACCGCGGCGAGGCCGAGCAGGCCGGCAGGGCCGGCGAGGTTGATGCCGGTGTCTTCGATTGGTTTGCCGGCGTATTTGAGCGCGAAGGCGCGCCACTGCTCGGCTTTCTTTTGTTCAGCGCGGAGGCCGGCGGTGAGTTGCTCGATGACGCGCGCGTGATCGGCGGCGGTGACGGGTTTGTTTGGTGCGCCCAAGCTGGCGGCGAGCGGGACGGCGACGGAGTGAATCTCTGAGAGTTGAGAGCTGAGGTCGGAGACCTGAGGGCTGCGACCTGAAACCTGAGATCGCGTTACGATGTAGGCGGCGGCGGCGCGCTCGGCTTCTATTTGCGCGGCGGGTTTTTCGGCGAGTTTGGGATCGATCTTCTTTTGGAACACGCGCCATTCCGGAAGCAGCGCGCATCCGGTGAGAACCGAAACGGTTAAAAGCGTAAGTAGTAAACCGGCGCGGTTCATCGGCGGGTGTAGAGGATGCCGGCGACGCGGTGGGTGATGCGGGTGGGATCGATCCAGCCGTCGCTCGCTTTGTTGTTGTCGCCGTCGAAGAGGATGCCGTGGGGGTGGATCGCTTTCACGCGGTGGACGATGGCGCGGCCGTCGTCGCGGGTGTAGATGGCGAGGTCGTTGGGGCGGAGGTCGGTGGCGGTGACGGTTTCGAGGAGGAGCACGCTGCGGGAATCGAGCGTGGGGAGCATGCTGCCGGTGGGAGCGACGAGTGAGTAGCTGCGGTTCGGGCGACCGAGGATCCAAAAGGCGGCATCGCCTTGAGCTTGGGTGAGCGTGATGGAGCTCGATGGGGCGGGGTTGCGCTCCTCGGGTGGGCGCTGCTCGCAGCCGACGAGGAGCATGAGGATCAACCCTGCGCCGAGAACAGCGAGGGTGACAGGGAGCGGGTATCGCTTCCATGCCCACGCGACGGCGGCACACGCGAGATTCCAAAGGGCTTGCGGCTCGATCTTCACGGGGCGAACTCGGCGTGCATGGCCTGCCAGGCGGCACCGTAGCGAAGGAGGAGGCCGCGAAGGTCCGCGACGGTCATTTCGTGCGGCACGTTGTCGGCGTCCCAAATTGTTTGATACGTCGATTCGGTGATCGCGCCCGCCGTCTCGGCTTCACGGAGAAACACGAGCGTCGCCGTGAGGATGTCGCGCGTGGCGATGCTGGCCTTGAGCGGGATGCTGGTCACAGGATCAACAATCACACCCGCAAGTTTTTGCGCCCACACGGCTTCGGCGGACGGAGGCGGCGGATTTGCCAGCGCGTGCGCGATGTCGGCGGCAGCGTTGGCTTCGCAGGGATTGCCACTCGCGGCAGCGAAGCCGATGACACGGCCGTCGGGCGTGCGCACGCGGTATCCGGGTTCGCCTTCCGGCGCGATGACGGTGCCGACGCCGGGCACCTCGTATTCAGAAAATGGAGACGCGCTCATGGTTAATCGACGATGTGGCCGCGAACGGTGTGCTGGAGTTGGTCGGTGCCGTTGGAGTTGCACCAGAGCGCGTTGGCGCCGGGGGCACGGCTCGCGAGCGTGATGTAGTTTCGGCCCACCGCGGCGGTGCCGGCATTGAGATAAAACGTGCTGCCACTTGAGCCGCCGAGCGACACCGTGCGCGAGGCCGAGCCCTTGTTGTTGATAACCCAGTCGTCGATGACTTGGCGCGTGTAGTCCCGTAAAAGATCCGCGCCTAGGAGCTGCTGATTGCCGCTCGTGCTCGTGCTCGCCTGAATGATCCAGTCGCGACGCTGAGTGAGCGGAGTCATGCCGAAGAGGAGGCCGGCGATGGCATTGCTGCCGGTGTCGGCGAGCACGGGGATCGGCTGCACCTGCGGTTTGATGATCGGGCCGAGCGATTGCAGCGAGACGTTTGTAATCTCAAAGCTCTCCGCGGACCCGCTAGTAGTATCTATACGCACTGCAAGGCCGCCGAAAAGCGAGCCAGTGAAGCGGCCAACAACATCATATGTTCCGGCGCTTACCCCATTCAGGAATGTGCAGACCGTGCCGAGATTGTTATCCCATCCACGCACGCGCACAGGCGCGGTCGCGTTCGCAATCGTGATTCGCAGCCGCATGGATTGCCCCCCAATCGCCGCCTTGCCGTCGATGTTGCGCAGATAGGCTGACGCCAACCGCGCACCAGCATCGGTGTTGGCATTTGTCACGACGAGCTTGCCGCCGATCACACTCACCGAGCCGCTATTGAGCGGCGACCAGTTGTTCGGCGCGCTCATATCACGGTCAACGGCATTGAGTATCACGTCCGCTACCGAGCCCGTCGCCACCTCGCACCACGTCGGCAGGCGTCCGGTCTGCGTCCACTCCAGGACCTCGGCGGCGGTGAGTGCGCCGAGGATCGGGCCGTGCGGGACGAGGCGGATCGCGGGCGCATTGTATCCAACAAGGTAATACGTGCTGTCCAGCGTGAGCGGCATCCAGTTGGGCGCGGTGCCGCCGGTCGTGAGCGTAAAGCTCGCCGAGGTATCCACTCCTTGGATATAGATTTTCGGCGCGGTCGTGGTGTCGCCCGACTCGAAGACCACCATCCCGCGCAGGCCCTTGACGCCGGAGTAGGCAGCGCGGAATCCTGCATAAGTCAGCCGGCGAAAGTCCGTGCCAGGCGTCGCACCGAGTTGCTCCACCACGAGCGCGCCCGCCGTCGAAACATACACATTGCAAGCGTTGGCTTGGCTCGTGGGCGCAGAGGCTGCGGATCCGCAAAACGCATGGATCACCGCGGGCGCGCTGGGATTCGCTGTCGGCACGTCGAGTTCGAATGGGATGCTGATCGGCTGGCCCGCAACGGCACCGGCTGCGCCGGGGGTCCACTCCACGCGGCGATTGCTCGTCGCTCCGTCGCTGTAGAGGGCGTCTTTCAGGGCACGGCCGGAGACAAACGCGCCGAAGAGGTCTCCCGCATCGATCCCGAGCGTGGCGCGTTGCGCCGAAGCGTTGGTGGGATCTCGCTGCAGGAGCATGCGCGCACCGGCGGAGACGAGGCGGGTCTGGGTGAGTTGGTCGATGCGTTTGTCGGCCATGGCGGAGGTCAGAGGGTTACGCCGACGACGCGGTCGCCGGACTCGTCGACGAGGGTGTCCCCCGCTTCGTCGACGATATAGTTTTCGAGGGTGAGCTGCGTGCGGGAGGCCGCGGCGATCGAGCCGCGCGGCGAGGCGAGGCGGAAGGTTTCGCCGATGGTGGCGGGGAGCGCCATCGCGGCCGCGGAGGTGGGTGAATGAACGTGCGACTCCGGCGCGATCGCCGGGACGGAGCGGACGAGCGCGGCCGGGGCGGCGATGCGCTCGGTCTGGGGGGCGACGGAGGCGGGAGTGGAAACCTGAGACTTGAGACCTGAAACCTGAGACCAGACTTCCACCACCAGGGCCGCGACGGCGCGCACGCGTGCGACGGCGAAGGCGACGGCGAGGCGGGGCGTGAAGCGCACGCTCGTCGTCGTTGCCCGGCGGATACGTTGGCTGGTGGTGGAGTAGCCCATGGGCGGAGCAGGGAGCAGGAGGCAGGGAGCAGGACCGGGTTACGCGGCGACGAGGCCTTGCTGGAGGGCGGCGGCGGGGATGACGGCGCGCTCGTTGACGGCGTAGGCTTTCCCATACCAAGCGCGGAGGGCGCAGGCGCCGTCGGCGGCGAGGTCGATGGGGTCGCCGCCTTCGGTGAGGGCGAGCTGGAGGGTGTCGGCCGTGGCGCCGACGACGTAGTAGCTCGTGTCGGCGGCGAGGCCGGTGGGGAGCGAGAGGCCGGGGATCGCAAGGGCGCGGACGATCTGCTTGTCGACGAAGCCGTGGGCGGTGTGGGTCCAGGTGTCGTCGGCGGCGGTGACGGCGCCATTCAGGGGGAGGCCGCCGAAGGGAAGCGCGGCGCGGAGAGTGCCGGCGGAGTCGAAGAAACCGATGCCGACGGCTTCGGGCGTGGTGCCGGTGAAGAGGTTGAAGCGGACTTCGGCGATGTTTTGCGCGTAGTCGGAGGCGAGCTGGTAGTTCGCATCGGAGGCGGCGAGCGCGGCGCGGGCATAGCCGTAGCCGCCGCCGGTATCGAACTCGACGGCGCCGGTGCCGTCGTCGGCAGGCATGACGGAGAGGAGGCCGATCTCGGCCACGGCGAAGGCGGCAGGGCGAGTCCAGCCGGCCGGGGCCGTGCGGAAGAGGAGGTTGAGGAGGGCTTGGCGGGTCGGGAGGAGGAGGCCGGGCATGGTGAGAGTGGGTTTAGAGTTTAGGGTTTTGTGTTTTGAGTTGGGTTAGGCGGCGCGGTGGAGTTCGGGTTCGATGATCAGGTCGCACTCTTCGAGGGGGTGTGGATCGCCGGCGGGATCCTCGGCTTCGATCTCGATGAGGTAGGCGGAAGGAAGGGCGGTCTTCGTGGCGGACGAGGGAAGCGTCGCGGTCCAGGTGTAGGCGTCGTAAACGACGATGCCGGAGCCGAGGGTGAGCGTGGCGAGCGCATCGCTGTCGGGTTGGCCGGCGTCGGCCTTGACGGTGAGATACGGAGTCCACCCGGCGACGGCCGTGGCGACTCCGCCGACCTTCAACGGAAGGTTGAGGGTAAGCGGTTCGCCCTGCTTTATCTTGTAGAGGGTGCGGGACATTGAGCGGAGCTATGCTTCCAATTCGATGAGTTGGAGCTGGCGCTTGCGGCGGGCGATGTCGTGCGTGGAGGGCGGCGGGGTCTCCCCTTTGGCGAGCAGGCCGAGGGTTCGCGCGGACTCGATGAGGTCGTGGATGCTGCGGGCTTCGGAGGTGGCGTCGGGATACGCCGGATAGGTGACGGGGCTGACGTCGTAGAGTCGCTTGGCTCCGCCTTTGAGGAGGTAGCGGGTGATGGTGTCGCCCTCCTCCACCCAGCGCTGACCCTCGCGCGTGATCGAGAAACCGAAGGAGGATTGGGTGACGTCGCCACGCTGCAGGGCGCGGAGGAGGTCGCGCGTGTAGGTCTGCTCTTCGTCGGCATCGACTTCGTAGGCGAGGCCGGTGGAGTCCTGCGAGACGCGGAGCGTCTTGGAGACGGTGCGACCGAGGATGAGGTTGGCGTCGTGGTTGAAGAGCGCGCGCACGTCGTCGCCGAGGACGTTGTCGAAAAAGCCGGGCTCGATGATTTCGAAAAACTTCACCTCGCCGTAGCCCATGTTTTCGGAGCGCGTGCCGAACTTGGCAGCGTAGCCGCCGATGCGCGGTTGCTTGCCCTCGCCTTCGGCGGCGCGGAACTCGACGACGCCGGGGCAGTAGCGGCGCTCGATGACGGGGAGGTTGGGCGTGGTTTTCATCGGGTGGAGAGAACGAGAAAGAGAACGATTACGAGAAAGATTCGGAGGGGGTGAGGAGGTCGGTGGTGAGGGCGGCGGCGCGGGTGGTTTCCCAGGCGAGGAGCGTGGCTTCGAGGGCTTCGCCTTCGGCGGGTTGCGGACCGAGGGCGGCGCGTGAATTGGCGATCATGCCGGCGGCGAGCGCGCCGACATCGAGGCTCGCGCCGCCGAGCTGGCGGAGCGCATCGGCGAGGGGCGCGAGGACTTCGGCGAGATAGCGGCGGTGCTCGGCGTAGAAGCTATCGAGCTCGGCGCGTGTATCCGGTTTTCGGATAATGGTGCGGACGGCCTTGGCCTCCTTGCGGAGGGCGCGGGAGAGGGCGTCGATGAAGAGGGGGCGCAGCGTGGCGCGCGCGAGCTTGTCGGTGGACTGCCCGCCGGTGAAGAGCGTGTCTCCGCCAGCGACGGGGTCCATGTCTTCGAGTTCGCGGATGTCGTTGACGGTGATCCAGCCGGGCTCGCCGGCGCGGCCGAGGCCGGTGCGGTATGCGTTGTAGCGGCTGGCGGTGTCGCCGCGGAGGAGGCCGGCGAGGTTGAAGGCGAAGAAGTATTCGCCCTGCTCTTCCTCAGTGAGCAGCGAGTGGTTGAGGCGTTGCTCCCAGCGGACGCAGAGCGGGAGCATGCAGTTTTGCACAAACTGGATGTTGAACTGTTCGACGGAGGCGTAGGTGGACGCCTTATCGTCGCCGCCGATGAGGTGGATCGGAACGCGATAGATGCTGGCGATCTCGGTGCGGGAGAAGCGGCGCGACTCGAGGAGCTGCGCATCCTCGGCGGTAAGCCCGACTTCGTGATACTTCATCCCCTCTTCGAGGATGGCGATCTTGCCGGAATTGGTGACGCCGCCGTGCACGCCGGTCCAGGTGGCGCGGAGATTCTTCATGCCCGCTTCGCCGAGTGCCTTCGGATGCTCGAGGACGCCGCCGGGGCGGGTGCCGTTGGCGAAGGTGCGCGCGGCGTGTTCGTCGGCGGCGAGGGCGAGGCCGAGGGTTTCTTTCGCGACGCGGATGGGCGAGAGGCCGTTGACGCCGTCGAGGGTCAGATTCGGAACGCGGAGGATCTCGGATTCGGTGAGGCGCGCGGTGCCGCCGTAGCCGTCATTGGTGACGTCGAAGACGAGCGGGCGAAGGCCGTCGACGGTGTGATCTCGGAGGCGGTGCGGGGTGACGCGATCGGGATGGAGCGGGACGAGGCGGCGGAGGCGGCCGGCGCCGTCGAAGATCTTTTGGGCGTAGCAGATGCCGCGGAGATCGGCGTGACCGTTCATCATCTCGCGGAACTCGAACGACGTGAGCTCGGGATGAGGGCGCGTGTGGAGGAGACCGTGGCGAGGATCGTGGAGGGCGACGGACTTCGCGCCTTTGGCGTCGCGGCGGAAGAGCTTGAGCGGGAGACCGGCGAGGGTTTGGGAGCGGACTTGGACGCACGCGTAAACGGCGGAGAGTGAGAGCGCGGTGTCGGGGCTGACGTTGAGGCCGGTCTTCGACTGCGAGCCGCCGCCGAAGAAGTCGACGAGCCAGGCGGCGGGGTTGGCGAGGGTCGAGGTGGCGGAGCGCCGCTCGATCAGGCGGAAAAGCGAACTCATTTCGCAGGCGGGTTGGGCGGCGCAGGCTCGGTGCGCAGAAGCGTGGTGAGGAGGATGAGGCCCACGGCGATCTTGGCCGCGGGCGGCGACCAATCCCGCAAACCCGAGAAGACCAGCCAGCACGAGAGCATGAAGACGCAGGCGCGGGGGTTGAGGCGGAACGCCGCGAGTGTCCGCGCCACGATGCGCGCGCAGGAGAGCAAGCGCGAGGGCGCGGAGCGAAGGACGGCGAGCGAGCGCGTGAGCCATGTGCGGAGGCGCATGAGGTGTGCGAGCAGGTGTTGAGCGGAGCGCGTTGCGCCCCGCTGCAACCCCAAGCGCCGTCAGGCAAGCGGCTCAAGCAATCACGCGCGCGCGTCGCCTTCTGTCGCCAACTTCCGCCTTTTGCCGCCTTTGGTGGGGCGGGGAACTACGTCAGGTCGTGACGAGTCCGCGGGTGGCGTAGACGGATTGGCTGCTCTGCATGTGGACCGCTCGACCGATCGCGGAGATGAGCGCGGTGACGGGGTCGATCTTCTTCTTCGGGTCGTCCTTGTCGGGGAAGACGTTGCCCTTCTTATCCTCTTTCGCGACGACGTTGGAGATCGCCCATTCGAGGATCGGGTCGCCGTCGTGGACGATGAGCTTCGCCTTTATCCACGCGTCGAGCTGCTTCATCGGGTCGGACATGGAGAGGACGACGTTGCGGTATTCGACGACGGGGACGCCGAGCGACTGCAGGCGCGGGAAGATGCCGTGGGCGCGCGCGGGGTCGAAGGGCATCTCGCGGACGTCGAAGCGGGAGCAGGCGTCGACGGCGTCGTTGATGATGTCGTCCATGTCGGTCACGGCGCCGTCGCAGACGTGGAGGAGGCCGCGGCGTTCCCAGGCGCGGTAGTGCTCGTTTTCGGGGAGGTCGGCGGTGCCGCGCGAGATGTAGTATTTGCCAAACACGAGGTGACGGCCGTCGGGGCGGTGCGGGAAAAGATAGATGAGGGCGGTGAGGTCGTGCTTCGAGGCGAAGTCGGCGGCGAGGTAGCAGGGTTGGCCGGCGAGGTCTTCGAGGGCGATAGGCGTATCCGCAGCGCACTTACAGGCGCGCCACTGCTCGACGTTGAAATAGTTGTTCTTGGCGGCGACCCAGAGGTTGAGGTGCTTGGTTTTGAAGTGGGCCTGCTTGCGGGCGTCGGTGCGGGCGACGTGGAGTTCGGCGAGGAGGAAGTCGCGGGAGACGGAGACGTCGAAGTTGGGGTTGGCTTTGCGGAGGGAGTCTTCGCTGTCCCACTCGTCGTCCTTGTCGATGGTGTAGATGATGGCGAAGTGGGTGTCGTCGTGGGCGACGCTCTCGCCGGCGAGGAGGTTTTCGCAGGTTTTCCAGTCTTCGCGGCAGGGCCCGGCGAGATTGTCGCCGGCGGTGGAGATGACGAGTTGGAGCGGCTGGCGGCGAGCGGCCATGCCGGTGAGTATCGAGTAGTAGAGGGCGGAGGTTTTGTGCTCGTGGTATTCGTCTATGATGCCGAGGTGCGGCGAGGCGCCGTCGCGGGGGCGCGCGATGATCGGCTCGAAGCGGGCGTTGGCGTCGGGGCGGATCATCGTGGAGGCGTTGATGACGGCGCCGACGGCGGAGAGGAGCTTCGGCTCCATGCGGCCCATCTGTTGGGCGGGCTTGAAGACTTCGCCCGCTTGGTTCTTCGACGTCGCGCCGCAATACACTTCGGCGCCGGGCTCGTCGTCTTTCGCAAACATCCACCAACCGATGATAGCGGCGAGCGTGGACTTGGCGTTCTTGCGCGGGACGTAGATGGAGGCTTTGCGGAAGCGCCGCATGCCGTTGGACTTTTTCACCCAGCCGAAGATCGAGCAAAGGATGAAGCATTGCCACGGCTCGAGTCGGATGCGGTGGGCGCGGCCGGTTGCCGGATCCGGGAGCGCCCATTCGCCCTTCACGTGTGGGAGGAGTTCGGCGAAGACGCAGATGCGGGAGGCTTTGCGGGCGTCGAAGGTGTAGGCGAAGGCTGGCGTCTTTGAGCGATCGAGGTCGTTAAGGTGGCGCTCGCACGCGAGGCGCACCCAGCGGCAAGCTAGTATCCGGCCTTCCACTACATCGCGCGCGTAGGTGTGGGCTTTCTCGACGTGCGGAAAAAAGGGCGGCGGATCGCGGTGGGGCTTCGGCGAACGTGGGCGCGGTGTGGGGCGTTTACGCTGCCGCGAAGTCATTGTGTTTCTCCGGCTCTTGGACGGTGACAAGCGAGCGAGCGGCTGGGGTCATGCCGAGCTGCTGCAAGCAGGCGCGCGCCTGCGTGTAGTCGGCGGCCGTCGGTTCGCCATAGCGGATGACGGTGAGCAGTCGCGCGGCGAGCTCGACGATCACGCGATCGGAGCGGGTGAGCACGCCCTTCGCCGCCTGCTCGACGATCTCGGCCCAGCACACCTTCTGATTCGTGTCGAGGAACTGCGGGCACTCCCCCAACCCACCTTCGACGTGAGGCTCGCGAGCGCGCGAGTTGCGGCGCTGCGGATTCTTCGCGTATGCGCCGGAGAGCTCGTGGGCTTTGGTGGGTTTGCGGGGGCGCGGCATGGAGCGCGGGTTTCAAATGTTATTTTGTGGAAGTGAGAAAAAGGTTACCAGTTCGGTGTGACGGGCAAAGTCGTAGAGATTTAGCCCCCCCTCCGTCCCATTTTTGGGATTTTTTACATTTCGTGTCATATTTTGTAAAAAAGATGCTAATTGTTTACAATTCCAGTCCGATTTTGTTAAAATTACGTAAAATTTCTACAATTATGCTGCTCATTGCGGCTTGCAGCGAACAATTCCTGCGTGGGCTCGCCCCGCCGTTCCATCGCCTCGACGCGGGCATGGCACTCGGTGCAGAGGCTCCGGCAGTTGCCCTCATCAAGGGCTAGATCGGGCCTACGGCCCAGCGGGGCGACGTGGTGCACTTGAGCCATCGGCACGGGCAGGCTTCCGTGCACAGCGAACGGGTCACAGCACATCGGATGTCGCACGCGGAACCACGCGCGAAACCGCTGCCAGCGTCCGCTATTACGGATCTGTGCGGCAGTCAGGAGCGCGGGGTCGGAACGCCGGCGCGTGCGATCGTAGAGCGACGCGGACTCCGCTGCTCGGCTCTCGTGTCGCACGCAGTATCGTCGCCCCGTCACGAGCTCGGGACAGCCTGGGCAAGCGCAAGGTTTTGGGGCAGCGGCAGGCATCAGGCGATGGCATGGAGTGCAGGCAAAGGATCAGCCGCTGGCGGGAATGCGATCACCGCCGCCGCCTCAGGCTCGGCGAGCCGATCCACGGCAGCGCGCAACCGTGGATCGCGCAGATCGGTGTGCGTATAAATTTGCGTCGTCTCCACGCTCTCGTGGCCCAGCAACTCCTGCACATTCCGGATATCGACACCGCTACGGAGCAGTTCCGTGGCGCACGCGTGGCGCAGCCGATGCGGAGTCGCGACACCGAGCAGCCCCACCTTATCCGCCGCCACGCGCATCGCGCGCTGCAGCGATTTTTCCGTGATGCGCCAGCGCACCTTTTCCTTCGTGTCTGGGTGGATGCAATGGCCGGGTGCCGGGAACACCCAATACCAACACGGCGCGAAACCGTAGCGCTTCGACTTGTTGTAGACCGAACGGGGCAGCGCAACGGGAATGCGTGCACGCTGATCCGCATCGAACAGCGTGCGCGCGTAGCGAAGCTGCGATTTGAGGTCCGCAATCACCGAAGCCGGCAGCAGCGCCTTGCGATCCTTACCACCCTTTCCGCGGCGAAACACCACCTCGGATCGGGTCCAGTCGATATCCTGCACGCGCAGATTGAGCACATCGACGATTCGGGCGCCCGTGTAGTAGAGCAGCCGCGCCATCAGGCGATAGCGAGCGAACGGGCCATCCTCGATCGCAGCGAGCAACGCACGCACCTGCGAAGGCGACATCACATGCGGAAGCGTTTTTGGACGCTTGGCGACGGGGATCACGCCGATATTGCCGACCTCCTGTCGCCGCACCTTTTGATAGAGAAACAGCAACGCATGCCGCGCTTGATCCAGCGACACCTGCGACAGCGGCCGATTGATCCCCTGTCCATTGGCGAGCCAAAGCAGGAAGTCGCGGATCTTCTCCGCTGGCGACTGCTCCTCCAGCGGCTTAGGCCGGAGCAGTAACCACACAGAGAAGCGCCGCGCCCAAGCCGAATACTCCTTACGCGTATTGAGCTCGAAACCGGCTGCGGCGCATGCAGCCCAGACCGCATCGCGCGCCCCCATGACCGACTGCCAGCACCGGGAATCCGGCGGCCCCAGCCTTTTTATATCCAACGAATAGGAGTAGCTTTGCATAATTCGTTATGCGACGTGAAGTCGCACAATCACTTGTTCGGGGAAGCTATGCACCAGATGCGCGTTCCGCCCTCGCGCTTTAGTGTTCGCGCGACGAACTTATAGCCCGGATGCCGCTTCGCATACATTTGCGCGGCTTGCTGAGCCGTGCTGGGCGATGCTTCTTTGATCGGCACGAAGAAGCTATCGCCGACTGCCATGAGGCTGAATGGATATTTCGATGTCTTGTATCGCTTTTCCGGGATAGGGATTCCGCTGGCGATCGCGTAGAGCCCCGAACCAGGCGCCCCTGCCAACGCGCGAGCTGGCCCCGTGGGATCGCTGCACGGTTCTGCCGACGTTGCGGGGCAACGGGTGGAGCCGTCACTTGCCGGCGAATGCGGCGAGGTTTCCGAAGTGCTGTTTTGCTGGATCATATAGCTAAGTGCGCTCGCGCGCGTTGCAGGTCTTGTTGTTC